CTTTATTAGGTAATTCTACTGTTTTAAATTTTGCTATACTGTATACATATTCTACAGTTGTATTGCTTTCTAACAGTTCACTATGTTTCATTAAGTCCATAGTAACTGAATGAACATCGCTCTGCGATGCACCTAGTCTTGTAACTAAATCTTTAAATTTTTTGCCTAGGCCAGGACTAATTGCCCAACCTGTTGTGTAATTACAGTTAAAACAATTAAAACTAATTTTGCCGCCATCTGTAATTACTCCGCCTCGCCTACGTTTGTCACTGCACATGGGACAATCCATAGTGATCCATCCACTGGGAGTTTTGCTTGTTTTTACAGGCAAGTTATCCAAAAGGAGGCGATGTACTCTTTCAACAAGAATGTCTATATCCATGTTATTATTATACTAGAAAATAGTAATTTGTCAACTAGTTTCTTAATGCAACTTTAGTTAATTTACTATCAGTATCGGAAGGATAACTTAGTACTCTAATCCAGTTTGCATTTACTATAAATGTTTGATGGATAATGTTACTTGCACTAGTAGTAGATACAGTTGATACATTAAACCAATCAGAACTTGCATCGTCAGTATCAGGTGTGCCTTCTAAACAACTACCCTGCACCACTAAATTACCTGTAAAATTTGTTACATACATGCCTATACTGTGTTGAGCATGAGAAAAGTTTCTATCTAAATTACCGAACATTGCATCGCTTGTGAATACGTTTGCATTAGCACCTAACATTGTATTTGCAGTTTGAGTAATTACTGTTGTAGTCTGCGTAGGCACAGGCTCTACGAATGCATCATCTTTTATTTCTATATCAAAACTCACATCATTATTTTGATTACTAAAAACAGGTAAGTCTTTGTTTTCTTGGGTTGTTCTAGTTATATAAATTTTATACAGGCCGGCATCTACATTTGTAAGATCACCTTTTTGTAAATGCAAATTTAAAATACCAACTTCAGAGGTTGGCTCCAATGCTCTTGTTAAAATACGTCTTTTAGTTATAGGGTTTACAATATATGCTACCAGTTGATCAGAAAATACATTTTGTAATTTTCTATCTCTGTTTCTAATATTAAACGTGATCTGATTACTCAAACCTTTGTGTGCTACTAATTTTTTATTGTTCATAGGTCTGTTATCCACATAGATTGCGTCTGTGGTAACCACAAGTTCCACCACATCATCGTATAAGTATAATCTGTGATTACCATAACTCATAAATTTAACTCTTTATATACTTGTATTTATCTGTTAGAGTAATAAATAGTTTTATGCTAGAAGACTATAAAGAGAACTTTCCTTTTTTAACAGGCCTTACCTATGCAAGTGATGATTTTATCGGTATAGTTGTAAATTGTGATGCACAGATTATAACTTTTTACGATATTGCAAAAATTCCTACACATGAATTACGCAAAGAATTTATCAAAATGGGAGAAATTTGGTGGTGGGAATCTAATCGACAAATACCTATTGATGTGTTCTTACATCAAGAAATGAAAATATTTTTTCCTTATCTTAGGACATTTGTATTGAAAGATGTTGAACATTTATTTGGACCAATGACATCATTACAAAATTTACTTAAGAAAAGAATTAAAAGAAAAGGAATCCAGTTAGTCAAAAAGATGGACTAATGTGGAACAATAATCAATACATTTTAAAAGAGGGTTGGGTTAAATCCTTAATCAATGACCAAGTACACCAAAACTTTCTTGCTAATCATCAACGACTAAAGATCATAGAAGAGTTTGACCATGTTGCTGGTCACCATCCTGTAGTTGATCATCTAATAAATCAAAAAGAAAATATAATTTCATTGGCTAAAAAACTATTAGTTGATGTGTACGATTTTGAACATAGCATACAAGTATATGATAATAATCAAGGATTACCTTTGCACAATGATTTTTATGATGATAATAGAGATAGAGCAGTAAGAGGAATAATTTGGTTAAACCCTATTGCTGTGGAAGGAACATTAGTTTACAATAAACAAGAAAAATTGATAGGGCAACTTGGAGGCAATCCGGGTGACTTATTATTATTTTTAACCACTGAACAAAGCCATCATTCTGCTTTAAATACTACAGATATTCCTAGATATACTATTAATTTAACTTTCGCAAATAAGATTTAATTGTACAATAATTGTTATTGCGTATGCAATGGCATGACTTTTCTTGAAAAAATATTCGTCGCCGTCTGGTTTGTTCCATACATCTGCTTCTATTTCATTCCAAGATTTGCCAACTAAATGCTTTTTGCCAGGGCGGATAACAGCAAGTAACATTGCTAACTGTTCAATTGTTTTTGGCTTATATTGTGATATTAGATCAAAATGATTGTTTATATGAAACAGTTGATCTACAACCTCTTTGTGTTCTAGTAATTCCCACATTGGTTCTGTTTCGAGCAATTTATTTAAATGAGTTTCGTCTTTAATATCTGTATAAACACTATTATTAAGTATATCAACTTTGAACCAACCCTCATCTTCTGCTTGTTTGTGATCTATTGTGCTGTAACCTTCAAGCGGAAACTTTGAAATATTTTGAAAGTAAACACCAGTATTGTGTTTGGTAAACTTACCATCCTTTTCAATACTCGCAGGTGTGACATTTACTAACTCAAGGAAGTTATCTCTATTAGCCATGTCGATATCTACATCAAAATCAATCTTCATTGGTAAACAACATACTCCATTTCATAAGTTTTTCTTTTTTAATTTCCATTCTATCTGCTATCTGCTCATCTGTAACTAAGCCACTCATCTTCATTATTTCAATCATGGTTAGGACGTCACCAACTTCATCTTGGAGATTACGCAAATACTTTGTTTTGCCCTTACTACGAATCATTTTACTGCAGGCTTGAATTAACTCGCCGCATTCTTCCATCGTAATAACTAAAATTTCTTCTCTTTTTTTGATAATACTTTTCCTAATGCTCGTTTACTTAGTGAAGTAAATGAAAAATTACAACTGATACTGAACCTCACGCTTTTACCTAGTACAGGACTTGTATAATGATTTAACGATGCAGGAAAAATATACATGTCGCCTTCTTCTGGAACAACGCCAAAACCTGATCTACCAAATGCATTTTTTTCTGGTTCCCCATACATAAAATACAATTGGCCTTTTTGTTCTGATCCTTCATTGTTTTCATAATATTTTATTTCATTATCTAATAAAATTTTTGGAAAAATTACACACACTATATCTGCAGATGTAATATGAGTATGTATTGGGTTATGTTCCATTGCTTTCTGCTCGTTATACCATGCATCGGTCATTTCTAAAAAATTATTATTAGGTATTTGATCTAGTATTCTTACATAGTTACCGCTGTCTATTTGGGTAATGTAGTTGTTTACATTGTTGATAATAGTTTTGTATACCGATAAATCTTTTAGTTCTTCTAAAATACCGTACTCTTCTTTTAAATAACCGACCAATCGATCATTATAATGTTGATTATTTGGAACGCAGATTGCTTCTAAACTTTTTGTTTCGTCGACAGATAATTTAGTTTTAGCAACTCTAGGACCAAAATATTCAACTACATTCATATATCCTTACCTTTAAACTCCTCTGCTAATGGGAAAATATTTGCAATAATATCTGCCACAGCATGGGCAATTTTTATATGCTCTTTTTGTGTACCATTAGCACCACGTAATTCAATATAGTGAATCCAACTACGCAATGTACCATTCACATACATGCGACTTACAGTGTTTCCTTCAGGTAGCACTGCTCTGGCCTGCTCTTTGGCAATACCGTTGCTTACAGCCCATCTGTATGCTTCTGTGGCGGCGTCTATAACTGCTCGTTGTTTATCGTGCCACTTCTCTGCTAACAGTTCGTGTTGTGTTTTATTGCCGCCTTTGCCCATATCAGACAAATCTAATTCGATACTGTTTTGTCTGTTTTTAGGATCTTGCAATCTTGCTTCTCTGAATTCAAAACTTAAATCCTGTGTAGGATCAGCATAACGTTGACTAAACTCTTGGAAACTGAAACTTCTATGTCTTAGAATCTGTCTTGCTATGTCTCTGGTTGTTTCAATTTCTAAACATGCTGATACCATTTCTAATGGTGACCAGTGTTTATGTTTCATCAAATACTTTACAAGTTTTTCGCTTGTTTCTGTATTGTTTTGATTGTCAGGATTACTTACTCTCGCACAATAAGCCACTAAGTCTAATGCAGATGCTTTATGCATACTGTCGTTAAATGGTGCCTGACTGTGACTAATTATTTTTACATTCATAGTTGTGCCTCTTCACACGTCTGTTTGATTTCTCGTACTTCTTCCTTGTTTTGAGCGAACACTTTCATCCAAAATGTTGCATCAATAATTTGTTGAATCATTTTTACTTGCTCATCTGCAAATCTACGCAATAAGTCATCGCCGTTAACAGACAAATATAATACCCACGGACTCACCTTAGCACTTCTTATATCATGTACTGCTCTCGAGGCAGACACGACCTTAAAATATGTGTTCCAGTCGTTACCTGTGTCTTCACTCCATTGTGTCAAATAGATTATAGTTCTTTCTAATGCTTTCATGCCTGGTTCTTTTTTAACATATTCAAGCAAGTATTCATCATACATTTTGTCCTTGCTCCAGTCTGCTAATTTTTTACCATTCTTAATTAACCATTCAGCAAATTGTTCTGGTTTAAGATATTCATTTACTATACAACTTCTACCAAATTTTGTAAAACCTTCATAGTATTGACTTCTAATAAAATCCTCTTGACTTTTAGGTTTACTTGCCGTAGTGTTTAACTCATAAAACATTTGAAAAACTCTAAAGCCTAGTCTTATGTGTGTTAAGTCTTTGTCTGCCCAACGTCTCTTTTTTATGCACATATGAGCCGCAAGAGTACGTTCTGATGAGAATGATTTTTCACACCATTTACAAGTATTATTTTCCAAAGATATCTTTGATTGACTTGTCATCGTATCCATGTGCCTCTGCTAATTCTTTTAATTCTTCTTTGCTGTTTATACTAATTAATTCGTTTATATCTTCCGCTTTCATATGAGGATAGATATTGTAAATGAATTCAAATATCTTATCTTTTTTCTTTCTACTGTTGGGTGGTTTTAAGTAAGGATGAAACTGTACTTTACCAACACCACATGCACTTAACAACAACCACTGTAACTCAGGATGTTTACTAACTTCCATAAACTGATGATTTACAAGTTCGTTTGTCATGTAAATGTAGTTTGCGGCATCTCGTCCTTGTACACTACTACAATACCTCATCATCATCCAGGCACTAAATGCCTTCTTTTGCTCGTCGGTAAGATTATTATAAAAGTTTCTATCTTTTTTGTCAATTGCCGCCATTATATTTTTTAGCGGAATTGCCGGTTCTTTTTTAGCCATTACGTCTATCTTTTGCCTGTTCTTTTTTCATTTCGTCGAAAACAAATCCATCTGGTCTGGCTTTTTTATCCAACCATTCTTTTCTTTCATTATCTGACCAGCCACTTTCAATGTGTAGACCTGCA